TGAGTGTTGCACTGAACGCACTGGTACTTTATAAGGTCGTGCAACATGAGCATGGACCCTTTGAAGTCCAGTGTCGTCAGTCTTCATTCCAAATCCCTATTGTGTTGCGATGTCGATATGATGAAGGTGAAAATTATTACTGATACAATCTAATATTTTCTGCACGTTTAAGGGTGGGGCTCACATACTGATCTCCACCTTTTTTATATGGCATAATTTTTCTCATATCATTCATTACAATAGTTACATACTCTTGTTTGATTAGAAAAATATTTCTCTTAGCATCTTCTTTACGATGTTCATACTCGTAGTTTGTGACAGGAAGTGCTAAGAAAGGACTTAATTCATATCTTTCTTGTTGAGCATTATAATATTCAACTCTAAAGTTTTTATCTACAGTGAGACCTGCAGGAACTAATGTAATTCCATTAAATTTAAATTCCTCAGATTCATAATTATGAATTGCACTAATTCCGTCATCAGTTACATACTTATCAAGAAGATAATTGTACATTGACTGTTGTGATAGTGGCCACTCATCAGTTTGATTGATGATATTATTTGCAAGGAGGACTAACCAATCAAGAGTTTCATCTCCATAGATTTTATATGCAACATTGTCTGGTCTTTCATCACCAATAATCTTGTACTTAGTAAAGTATGATAGGTCTGCAAAAATATCATCGGCAATTTTTGCTCTCTTAAATAGGTTCTTGACCCTAGTGTATTCGGAGATTTTCTTTGCATCTTTGAGACGACTTGGATAGTCGAACTCTGGAACGTGTCTAAAGTATTGCATGTTTAGTAACCTATCTGATGTGCTGCTTTGTTATAATCTTCAGCATAAATTGGATTGAGTTCTCCAAAGGACAATGATAATTTATATAATGACATTGAACCATCACTAAATGTGCTGTAGTTTCCTTCTGGAGTATAGTCAACAGAGCAATCTAATAAAGCACAAGTTTTAATTAGATTTAATCCGTCGTGATTATCACTTCCCTCACCTTTAATATACTTAAGTTGGAATACGTTTGGTGCTTTCAGGAATAGTCCACCACCATTATCTTTATTGATTGCCATTCCTTGCTTGAAATATTTTATAATACCTTTTATCTCTCCAGTTTCTGCTGCACTTCTACCAGACATTGTGAATGTATAGTTGAATTGTCTCAATGTAGGACCTTCAAACAATAGTTCTAAGTTTGGGTTCAATACAGCACCAGAAACTCTTGATGTTAATTGTCCTGGATCAATACCTGCTGCTTTTGCTGCGAAGAATACATTTAAAGCTTTAGCAGCATCACTACCCTCAGATTTGAGTTCGTCAGTAACACCTTTAAGAGCATCAAAAATTGTTTTACCGGCTCCTTCTATGCCATCTGATCTCATTACTTGTAATGACAATTGTGCTGCTTGTGCTTGAAGTTCATTTAACTTGCTACCATTCCATTGCACGGTATTCTTATCACTAATTGATGGTTGAATACCGATAGCTACATTATCACTAAAAAATTTAAAATTTCTATCAGAAAATGCTCTTGTAGTCAAACTGAAATTTCCACCACCACCAATTTTTGTACCAACATATTCGCCCTGAGTAAATTCAATTCGATCTAGATTCTCAGCAGCTGCTGAACCAAGTTCTATAGGATATCTATACCCTCCTGTTGGTCTATTTTGTGGACCAGAAATTGTAAGATCGATTGGAGATGGAGATCCATTTCCTCCTTCGTTTGCAGTGTCGTCGTTTCCTGTGTTTCCTGCATTATTTTCAGTTGCATCTGGGTTAGAAGCACCAGGAATCTTTGCAACTGATGCAGACTTTTCTAATTTTCCTTGTAAATTTGTCTTAATTAATTTGGTAGTATCTGCATCGTATCCACGCAATCCACCATTTGCTATCTCTTGGACTGAATTGTACTGTACTCTATTTCCAGTTCCATCTTCATATAGGTATGTAATCTTTCCGTCATTTTGGACTGCATAAGATAATTTTTTCACAAGTGGATTGGAACTATCTGAATCTAACTTAACATATCCCTGTGGATTCTTTGCAGTAATAGTTGATAACGCATTGTTACCACCGGCAGTCTTATACTTACCGTTATTATATACCTTGATCACACCATTTTCTATTTTAGTGCTGTTGGTTTTCCAGACTTGTGAATTACTTGCCATTAGAAGATGGTTTTTACTTATTTATTAGGATATTTTGATATGGGATGCTGAGCATCGTATTCATCTCATCATAACGAATAATATGCAACTTACCTACAATCTCCGCCCAAGTATAGTTTCTTGATTTTCTCCAATGGAAATTAAATCCCTTGAATCCCCACTTATATAGTCCAGTACATTCAATCAATGGGTATTGATCATAAGTAATGTTCGGTGTCTTGGGTTTATATACAAAGGTGTAGAAGTATGGTGGTTGTGGATAGAGAACTTCTACATTCATCACTTCCATAATGACTAACATTAAGTCATCGGGATCCATAGTATTGATGTCATCAATTGCTTTACGAAGTTCTTCTTCCCTTGATTCAAATTCCCACGTAGCATCAGGAGTTGTTGGTAGAAAGACTCTTTCTTTAGGGTCTGCCATTACTTGATGCCTAACTCTTTTTCTGTTATAATTTTAAATTCAATGCGACGATCTTCACAAAACTCTCTCGCTGCTTTCCACTTTGCTAGATTAACAGCATAAGTTTTTTGCTCAGTTATGTATGACTTGGTAACTCTTTTTCTTTGCACAGGAGGAATGCATTGCTTTGCGGGTTTAACTTCAATGACATATACTTTATACTCATTCTGCTCTTTAACTTTAATAATAAAGTCTGGAAAGTAGCGATGAACTCTTCCATCTACAGGAGAGATATATGGAATATGAAACTCTTCACTACCCCACTCAATAATCTTTTCATTTTTGTCACAGTATGAGCAGAACTTTCGTTCCCAACTGCTTCTACAGATAATACTATTAGGATTGCCTTTATATTTTTTAGGGTTCTCTGGTTTATATAAACTCTTATAGGTTTGTCCCATAAGTCTCCTACATAATATATAATCTTCTATTATTTATAGAACGGATGGCAGTAAAGAAAAGAAGTGTTGCTGACTTAAAGACTACTATTTTAGATAGTGCTCAGACATCTCACTTTGAGGTAGAAATAGTTCCTACTAGTGGAACAGGTAGTGTTCGCGAATGGATTAGGTCCATGTCGAGAGACTTTAGCATGGGAAATGCTAGAATTGCTGAAACTGATTACTTTGATAATCAATTGAAACTTTCTTGTCATCAGACTGCTCTTCCTGGAGCTTCTTTTGCTACACATGAACTCAATAACAAGATGCATAATCTTACAAGCAAAGTTGCTTATCGTAAGACCTATGATCAGAGTGCATCATTTTCTTTCTATGTAGATAAGAATTATGATCTCATTCACTTTTTTGAAAACTGGATGTCATTTGTTATGGGAGAAAACCAACAAGCAAATTCTGACTATACAAGAAGGAGTTATAGAGCAGCATATCCTGAAACATATATTTCTAGCATAACTATTACTAAATTTGAGAGAGATTATGCTGGACGTGCAATAGTATACGATTTTCTTGATGCATATCCTGCAAGTATTAATTCAATGGATATTAATTATCAAGGAAGTCAAATTCTAAGTTGCACTGTCAGTTTCAACTACACCCTTTATAAGACTAGAACTCTACTTTTATAAAAGCATTATACTGTCTAATAAATAATTACACTGAAATACACTATAGGTTATTATGCCATTACCAAAGATTTCGACCCCGACTTATCACCTTGAGTTGCCATCATCTGGAAAAGAAATTCAATACAGACCTTTCCTTGTAAGAGAGGAGAAACTATTAGTTCTTGCCCTAGAGAGTGAAGATACAAAAGAGATTACAACTGCTATCAAGAATGTAATCAGAGCGTGTATTAAGAACAAAGATATTAAGGTAGAAGAACTTCCAACTTTTGATATTGAATATCTCTTCTTAAACATTCGTGGTAAGTCTGTTGGAGAAGTTATTGAAGTTAACATTCTCTGTCCAGATGATGGGGAAACATATGCTAAGACTGAAATTGCAATTGATGAGATTGAAGTTCAAAGAAATGAAAATCATACTAACAAAATTAAGTTGGATGATGAGTTGTCAATGGAGATGAAGTATCCTTCTTTGGATCAGTTCATTAAGAATAATTTTGACTTCAATGCAGAGAATGGTTTAGATCAATCATTTGATCTAGTTGCTGCATGTATTGATAGGATCTATAACGAAGAAGAAGTCTGGGACTCTGCAGAGACAACTAAAAAAGAAATGATTGAGTTCCTTGATCAAATGAACTCCTCTCAGTTCAAAATGATTGAGCAATTCTTTGAGACGATGCCAAAACTTTCTCATGAAGTTGAGGTAACTAATTCAAACACAAAGGTCAAGAGCAAAGTTGTTCTTGAAGGACTAGCAAGTTTTTTCGCCTAGCCCTCTCTCATATTGACTTGATGAGTTATATCAAACTCAATTTCTCCCTCATACAATATCATAAATATTCATTAACAGAGATTGAAAATATGATACCTTGGGAAAGGGATGTTTATGTCATGCTCCTGAAAAATCACCTTGAAGAAGAGGAAGAAAAGGCTAAAGCAAGGAACAACTAATGGCAATTGAAAGAAGGGCAGTCAAAAAGAGAATACTCAAAAGCGGTCAAGATCGTACCGATACGGCTGTCTATGTTCTTTTAAAGTATGGTGTTACCGATGATGCAGATGTAGCACAGAAATTAGTTCAATCTAATGATGAGGTTCTGTTTCCTTCAGATCTCTCTTATTATAATGATCAGGTTGATCAAGACCTTGGAATGGGGAAGTCATCTCCAGAGGTTGTAAAGATTAGAAATGCTCTTGCAGAATTCTATGGTCTTTATGAACCCGAGCAAGAAACAGAGGAGGAGATTCCTTCTGAGTTAGATGATCTTCTTGGAAGTATTCGTGAAGAAGAATTAGAAGAACCATCTGCTCCTCCCTCCTCAGCACTAGCAATTTATGAGGGTATTGGCGGAGAAGACATTGTTGATGAAGAAATTGATGAAAGAATTTTAAAACTCCTTAAGTTAGATGGAGTTTATGACATTGATTATGCAACCTACATGACTCTTCTCAAGGAGAGAATGGTTGCTGGTAGAATGGCAGATTCTTCTATTCCAACTGAAGAGGTTGAACTATTAACAAATGAGTTCAAGAGAGTCAAAGGTAAGGTAGGTAGGTTTAAACTCAAGAAGAAGAGAATTACTGCAGAAGATATGGGAACTACTGGGCCCGTCACCGTGAGTGATGACCAGTTCTTCTTGACAAGTGCTGCTGTCATTCCAAAGAAGTCTGCAGATCCAGAAGCAGAAGAAGATAATAGTGAAGTTTTAAAGAAACTTGATGACATCCTTACTAGTCTTAGAATGGAAAACAAGGATGAAAAGAAAAATACTAGAAGTGACAAGAAGGATGCTGAGGAAGAGAAGAGAAGAAAGAGAGAGAAGAAATTAGAATCTGGCAAGAGAAAGGAATTTAAAAATCTAATCAACAATGTCATTGCTCCAGTCACTAATATCTTACAGGATATTATTAACTGGTTCAAATGGACATTCATTGGATTCGTATTCAATCAAGTCCTTGGTTGGTTCCAGGACCCAGAAAATAAGAAGAAGGTTGAGGCCCTGTCTGCATTTGTAAAAGCATTCTGGCCTGCCATACTTGCTGCTGCTGTCTTATTCCTGACTCCGTTTG